CTACTGGGTTGGTCGTTTGAATGGTGAGGATGTACAGATAGCTAACTATAAAACGCGAGACGGGAAACCTGTTGCTCAGAAGATACGATATGCTAACAAGAACTTCAGTGTTCGTGGTGAGTTGGTTGGTCTGTACGGTCAGCACCTGTGGAAAGAGGGAGGACGTCGTGTTGTTGTAGTCGAAGGAGAGATCGATGCGTTGAGTGCGTCACAGGCTATGGATAATAGATGGCCAGTAGTCAGCGTACCGAACGGAGCAAGTGCTGCAAAGAAACACGTGGCACAAGCTATTGATTGGTTAGAACGGTTTGAGAAAGTGGTGTTCTGTTTTGATATGGATGATGTTGGACGCAAGGGGGCAGCTGAATGTGCAGCACTCCTGACACCCGGCAAAGCACACATCGCAGAGCTACCACTGAAAGACCCGTCTGATATGTTAACAGGTGGCAAGTCGAAAGAGTTAGTCAGTTGTTTATATGAAGCAAGAGAGTACAGGCCTGACGGAATCGTAAACGGTAAAGACTTATGGGAGTTGGTAAGTAATACTGACGAACACAAAGCAGTACCGTATCCGTACTATAGTTTAAACGAGTTAACCCACGGCATGAGACTAGGTGAATTAGTTACGGTATGTGCGGGTAGTGGAATAGGAAAGTCTCTGTTCTGTCGTGAGATAGCTCATCATCTACTAGGTCTTGGCGAGACGGTAGGTTATATAGCACTGGAGGAATCCGTCAGGCGTACTGCTCTTGGTATCATGGGTATTCATCTGAACAAACCATTACACCTTGAAGAGGAACAACTGGACACGGAAGCGTTACGTCCTGCGTTTGAAGAGACAGTGGGTAACGGAATGTTCTACACTTACGATCACTTCGGCAGCATGGACAGTGACAACTTGCTGGGTAAGATACGATACCTGATAAAAGGATTCGATTGTAAATGGATATTCCTAGATCACCTATCGATTGTTGTCAGTGGTATAGCAGGAGATGACGAACGACGATTGATTGATAACACGATGACCAAGCTACGTAGTCTTGTTGAAGAGACCGGGTGTGGCATGGTGTTGGTCAGTCACTTGAAGCGAGTGGATAGTGGTCACGAAGAAGGAGGACGAGTAAGCCTGCACCATCTACGTGGATCGCAAGCTATAGCACAGCTGTCAGACATGGTCATCGGACTGGAACGAAACCAACAAGCTGAGACTATATCTAATGAGACACGTGTTCGTGTGTTAAAGAATAGATTCAGTGGACAGACAGGACATTGTACCACCCTTAACTACGACGGAGACACAGGCAGATACACAGAAGATAAGAACGTGTTCACCGACACAACAACTAACAACCCATTCTAAAAAGGAGAACAATTAACATGGGACTAGATCAAGAAATAATTATACAAAGCAAAGGGAAGCACGATGACGAAATGTATTATTTCAGGAACTTGTATGCTTTACACGATGCTATAGAGAAGCGATGGATAGACAGAGGAAGACAGGGCGAGAACGTATATGGTGAAGAGAAGCCAAACGAACTTATAGATATGGCTATAACCTTACAAGATAGCGACCTAGAAAATATCAAAGATATAGAGGTACATGACTGCTATAAAGATGATTACGATAAAGTATTGTCTGAGATTGAAAAGGCATTTAACGATGCTAGAGGAGTTATTTACGTTGCGACATGAAAACACTATTCTTTGATATAGAAACAAATGCGATAGAGGACTGGTCGAACTTGTCTGACTTAAAGACGGTTCACTGTCTATCTATCTACGACCCTACCACACCTAAGATGATTACGTATCACGGTGCTGGTATACAAAACGGACTAATCGAGTTAGCTAAAGCAGAACGGATAGTCGGACACAACGTGCTCGGTTTTGATATACCTGCTCTTGGTAAGATGTACAGCTTCCACCCACCGCTTGTTAAAGTAATGGACACGATGGTCATGGCTAAGTGTATAGTACCTGATGTACGCAACGACGACTTCTTACGTAACAAGTTTGATAAGACTCTGGTAGGTAGTCACTCGTTGAAGGCGTGGGGATTACGATTGAACAAACTGACCAAGCTATCATACGGAGAGGAAGACGGAGCGTTCGATGAATACAACGAGGACATGAGAAAGTACTGCGAACGAGATACAATCGTAACCCAATTGCTGTATGATTATCTGATGAGTAGTAAACCTAGCAGTCAGATGTTAGCTATCGAGCACTGGTTTGCGTACCTGATGAGACTACAAGAGAAGAAAGGTTTCGCCTTTGACATCGGGAAAGCAGAGAAGTTGGAGATGAAACTAGCAGGTGTTCGTGCTGATCTATTGGATAAACTACAGAAAGAGTTCCCGTCTAAACAAGAAGAGATGAAGACACCGAGTGGTTGGTCGTTGGAGATTGAGTGGGAAGATGGACTTGAAATAATCTCAGCAGCAACCAAGACGGAACTCAAGAAGCAACTGAAGAGTCGTAACTTAAAACAAACGTTGGTCAAAGATGCAGTCAAGTTAGCTAACAAGACTAAGACGATACCATTCAATCCCGGTAGTCGTCAGCAGATAGCTGAACGCTTGTCGTCTTTAGGATACGAACTACCGATAGAACCTGACGCTAAGACACCCAAAGTAGACGAAGCGGTGTTGCGTAGTATTGAGCATCCGTTTGCCGAGGTGTTGTGTGATTACTTGTTGGTTACCAAGAGGTTAGGACAATTAGCAGAGGGTAATCAAGCGTGGTTAAAGCTACAAAAGGACGGACGAATACACGGAAGGGTCAACACAAACGGTGCAGTCACTGGTCGTTGTACACATCAGAATCCAAATGTAGCTCAAGTACCTGCTTGTCGTGCTGAGTACGGAGAAGAATGTCGTGACTTGTTTAAAGCAGGAGATGGATACAAGTTAGTGGGGTGTGACGCAGCAGGATTAGAACTACGAATGCTTGCCCACTACCTAGCTTACTATGACGGTGGTGAGTACGCTAAGACGGTTATCGAAGGAGACATTCACACACTGAATCAGAAAGCAGCAGGACTGGAGACACGAGACCAAGCTAAGACGTTTATCTATGCGTTCCTTTACGGAGCAGGTGACGCTAAGATTGGTGAGATCGTGGGTGGTAGTGCTAAAGAAGGACAGATGTTAAAGCGTAAGTTCCTTAGCAACCTACCAGCGTTGAAGAAGTTGCAAGCAGATGTACAACAAAAGGTACAACGAAGTAACAAGCTGATTGGATTGGATGGTCGTATACTTCCTGTTCGTTCACCACACGCTGCGTTGAATATGTTATTACAATCAGCAGGTGCTGTGTGTATGAAGGTAGCATTGATTCAATTGTTCAATCGTCTAAATCAGATGAAGTGGCAATTCGGTAGAGAGTACAGCTTCGTTGCCAACGTACACGACGAGTTCCAAGCAGAGGTACAACCTGACAAAGCAAGTGTGTTCTGTGAGTTGGCTGTTGATGCAATACGACGTGCAGGTAAGGAGTTAAAACTAAACGTCATGTTGGATGGTGAAGCAAAGGTAGGAGAGACGTGGAAGGAAACACACTAGAGCTTGAGTTCGATTGGCACTTGAAGGTTGCAGAATTGTACGATACTGTTGACCTCAACCTACCTATGCCGTCCTCATCATCCCAGCGAACAGGAGCAATAGCTGAACAAAAGTTTATCACTGAATGTTTAGAGAGGAACTTTGAACCGCACCTACCTGTAACACCAATGCCGTGGGACTTGATCGTCACGTGTCCAGCAGGAATCCTAAAGGTACAAATCAAAGCAACCAACACACGGGCTATTCCGGCTAAGAATTGTTATAGCTGTGTCACGTCTGTTGGTTGTAAGAACAAAGACTATATGTCAGATGACATCGATGTTGTTGGTATATATGTTGTACCTATTGATACGTGGTGGATGATACCAAGAAATGAAATACAATCTAAAACCATAAAACTAAATCCAGCACCTGACAGTACATCGAAGTACAAGAAGTGGCAGGATAACTGGAGTATATATTATGAATAAAACATTATTGATTGATGCTGACGTGTTAGCGTTTGAAGCATCAGTAATAGCCGAGGAATCAATTGAGTGGAAGGAGGAGATGTGGACAGTACACGCTGACATGGCACTAGCTAAAGCTCGTATTGTTAATCGCGTCGAAGAGTTCAAACAGAAGTTACAAGCAGACGACATCGTTATGGCTTTGACTGATCGTGCTAACTATCGTCGTGTTCTTAACCCTGACTACAAATCTAACAGATCAAAGAGTCGATTACCTATCATATTAAAACAAGTAAAGAAGTGGATAATAGAAGAAATGGACGGTCAACTATGGCCGAACTTAGAAGCAGATGACGTCATATCAATTCTGGCAACGGACAAAAAGATGGATGAAGAAACAATCATCGTCTCCATTGACAAAGACTTCAAAAGCGTACCGGGCATCTACTACGACTTCAACAAAGACGAAACGCATCACGTCAGTGAAGAGGACGCAGACCGATACCACCTGATACAAACACTGATGGGTGACGCAACAGATGGATACAGCGGTGTGCCAAGATTAGGCCCAATAGGTGCTGAGAAAATACTAGAGAAAGATGGATACACATGGGAGACAGTTACTGCTTGTTACGAGAAAGCAGGACTCACAGAGAACGACGCTCTGATGAACGCTTGGATGGCACGACTGCTGCAAGCTGATAACTACTGCTTTAGAACTAACACAATAAAAAAACTATGGACACCGAGAAACTACCAAACCAAGGATATACTAAAGATTTCACCACAGGTGCTAGACGTGACGGGGACATTGGACGCGGACGACCCTCGCTTATTCCTCCAATCGCCTTACGCTCGCTCGCCAAAAGATTTGAAGATGGCGGTAAACTTTACGGAGACAACAACTGGCGAAAAGGATTCCCGTTAACAAGACTGTACGACAGTATGTTCAGACATCTGTTAGCGTTGGCTGAAGGAGACGAAACGGAGGATCATGCGGGTGCGATCTTGTGGAATGCGTCAGCGTGGTTGTGGACAAAAGATCAGATAGATCGTGGTAATTTGCCAACAGAACTAGATGATATAGAGAACGACAAATGAAAGTACTGATAGCGTGTGAATACAGCGGAGCAGTGAGAGATGCTTTTATTAAACAGGGGCATGATGCAATGTCTTGTGACTTACTACCTACAGATGTAGACGGCCCACATTACCAAGGCTCAGTTACGGATATACTTAACGATGGTTGGGACTTAATGATAGCTCACCCTCCCTGTACCTACCTAGCAGTTAGTGGTAACAGATGGTTGTATAACAAAGATGGCAGCAGGAATGAGGAGAGATGGGATAACAGAAGAGAAGCACTAGACTTTGTAAGGTTACTTATGAATGCGCCCATCGAACGGATAGCAGTTGAGAATCCTGTTAGTGTTATATCTTCAGAGATACGAAAGCCTGATCAGATCATACAGCCTTGGCAGTTTGGGGATGAAGCACAAAAGACTACCTGTTTATGGTTGAAGAACCTTCCTAAGTTAAAGCCTACCAAGATTGTGGGTAAGGGTGAGTTTGTTACGTTCAAGAGTGGTAAGAAACATCCGGCATGGTACGCTGAAGCATTTGCTAAAGCTAAAACTAAAGCAGAGAGACAGAAGCTACGATCTAAAACATTCCAAGGTATAGCAGATGCTATGGCTGAGCAATGGGGAGTAGGGTGTAAACAGGAAAATAAACAACTAGAACTTATATAATGAATGAAGAAATAGTATTACCGGCACTCAGTAAAGATTTGATAGATAAGCTTGACAAGCTATACCCGGATAAATGTCCCCTCTTGACAGACGATGATAGAATGGTATGGTATAAGTCAGGACAACGTAGTGTAATTAATTATCTACGACAGATTTACGACGAACAACTTCAAGATAACATAGTAACCAAACAATAGTCATGTGCTTTAGCTCACCATCCGTACCCGCACCACCGCCACCACCAGCACCACCTCCTCCCCCGCTACCTACTGCGGAACGTGCTGTTACTCAACGAGCTGCACAACCACAAGCTAAGAAGCGTCGAGGCACACAACAATTGACTGTTCGTCGTCCTAGTGTTGGAATGGGTGGAGCAGCAGGTCAGACTGGCGTACAACTTTCACAATAAAACAAAGTAATAATATAACATGAGCCTTCGCACACTAGATAAAAAGACACTACTCTCAGATGCTACATCAGCAGGGGCGGGTAGTTCGTTCGGGTCTGAGCGTACTAAGGGATATACATTTGTAATCTCTACTACAGTCAGCGGTACAGCAACCATAGCCATTCAGGCTTACATTGGAGGAGGATGGAGAACGATCCACTCTGAAGACGTAACCACTGACGGAGATGTAATGATCAGAGATGACCACGGTCACTACGAAAAGATCAGAGCTAACATCACAGCTTACACCAGTGGTACACATAGTATGTTCGCTACTGGTACAGTTGATTCTCTTTAATGTCGTTACAGTTTACATCGGACGCCCGTCCACCTAGCAACACACAGCTGCTACCCAACAGATTCCTACGTCCTGCGTTTGGTGAGTTGTACGGGTTTGATGCAGACGCTGATAGCGGTGTTACTATAGATGGAGCGTTAACAACAGAACTAGCTGAACCATTAACAGCAGAGAACGGAGACATATTACAATTTGAACCAGCATAAAAATGGCTAATAAAAAATTTACAGAACTTGATAATTTAGCGACCCCAGTAGGAGCCGATATAATGGCAATCGTGGATGACGTCGCAGGAACACCCACCACTAAGAAAGTAACAGCGACTAACCTGATGACCCTAGCACCTGTGCAATCGGTAGCAGGACAGACGGGAACGGTTACAGTATCAGCAGGAGATTTAACAGACGGCAACTTCGATGGAGAAGCTATACTAGGATTTGACGCATCCATTAACGATCAGACAGGCACTGCATACACACTTCTTGCAAGCGATAATGGAAAAGTCGTAGTGCTTAATAACGGATCAGCAGTTACAGTAACAGTACCAAGCGGATTAGGCGTAGGGTTTAATTGTAGTTTTATGCAAAAAGGAGCAGGGCAAGTTACCTTCAGTGCTTCTAGTACTACTATCAACAACAGACAATCTCACACTAAGATTAAAGGCCAATATGGAGTGGCAAGCATACTCGCTTATGTAGCTGATACATTTGTTTTAGCCGGGGATACAGCTTCGTAATGACCTTTATTCTTCCAAGTATTGGTGGTGGAATAATCGCTAGTCCCACTGCAATTCCGTACAATAACACCTATTCAGTTAGCTTCGATGGCGTTGATGATTTTGTTTCTACTTCGTCGTTCGATCTT